AATTATTGTTAAGGAATCAACACAAAACACCTAGATAGTAGTAGAATATAGAGGTAAAGCGTATGAATGAAAACCCCTTTGTTATGTTATTCTATGTGCATGGAGGTTATTATGCACAACCTAATCTCTTACAATCAACTAGCTGGATGGGAACACTTTGAGGAGACAGTAGAACGATCTAATGAACAGAACGACTTAGTTAATGATTATTTTAATTGTTTGATTGAGTGTGATGATGAAAAACAAACTTGTAAAAGAATTTGTAGGGAGTTGTTAAGCAAGTCATAATGAAACGGGGGGGTTGACTGCCCCTCTTTTTTTATGGTAAAATGCCTAAAGAGAATAGTAACTTATGGACAGAGACAAACTCAAACTCATCGTCCGTAATCTAGAACTTCTTGTAGATTCTCTCAAAGCAGAAGTGTACTCTGATGTTTCTGCTTACAAGGCACCAGAGAAAACAACAGAACGATTTGTAGATTACGACGAACTTTATGACGATGACGATGGATACGCAGACTAAAAAAGCAAAAGAACTGCTAAAATTAATGAAGCGATTGGTCGCTCAAAATCATATGTATAGCGAAGAAGAACTTCGTGAAATGAAAAGACGACTTCGTGAGGCAGAAGAAGAAGTCGCAAAACTAGAAGCACACACGTCAAAAGGATTTGGAAATAAATGACTGTAAAACTTATCAGTGTAACTCCCGATGCAGAACAAACAATGGCATATATTGCTAGAGTTTCTAATCCAGCGAATCAAGATTCTGAAAACTATGCGGGTTTGCTACGTTATTGTATTAAGCACAATCATTGGTCTGTTTTTGAGCAGAGCACTATGAGTCTTGAAATTGAAACCAACCGTGGTATCGCAGCACAAATTCTGCGCCATCGTAGTTTCACATTTCAAGAATTTTCGCAGCGTTATGCGGACACCAATTTGATTACTGAACGTATTCCTGTTCCTGACCTCCGCCGCCAAGACACCAAAAACCGTCAGAACTCTACTGATGATCTTGGCGACTATGTGAAGCTCAAGTTTCAGACAGAGATTGCTGAACTCTTTACGCACTCTAATAACCTCTACAAGCGAATGTTGGAGGCAGGTGTGGCAAAAGAGTGTGCGAGGTTTGTATTGCCCCTAGCGACGCCTACACGCATCTATATGACGGGATCTTGCCGCTCGTGGATAACCTATATTGCTCTCCGTGAAAAGTCAGGAACTCAAAAAGAGCATATGGATATTGCTAAAGCGTGTAAATCAGTTTTTGCTGAACAGTTTCCAATTTGTTATGAATCACTTGGTGGTGAAGCAGAATGGGTTCTCTAAATAAAAATTAAATAGGAGGTATAATCTTGCCAACGTATAGATTTGAAAATACTGAAACAGGTGAAATTTTTGAGAAATGGATGCTTATGGCAGAAAAAGAACCATATCTTAAAGAAAACCCTCATTTAAAACCACTTATTCCAACACAAATGAATGTTGGTGAAGTTGGTGATTGGAGGAATAAATTAACTTCAAAACACCCTTCGTGGAACGATGTTTTAAATCGTGCCCAAAAAATGCCCGGATCAAACGTCAAAAAATTGTAAACTAGGTTATAATATAAATACTTACATCATTCCAACCTGGTTTATGTCTAGACAATATACAAAACATCCAGAAATAAAAGTCGGAGATAAATTTTATTATCTTGAAGTTATATCTCCACCTTTTTATGAAACCTATCCAAGTGGTAGAAAAAGAAAAAAAGTTTTGTGTAAATGTATTTGTGGAAAAGAAAAAGTTTTTAGATATGATAGTTTTGTATGTAAAGACGAATTAGACCGAGCAAAAAGTTGTGGATGTAAGCATACTTATAGAAACAATTTTAACGCTCAAAAAAGAAGAAAACCAGAAAGTGTTTATAGATACATTTATGAGCAATGTCAATCGGGGGCAAGAACTAGAAACATAGAATTTAATCTATCAAAAGAAGAATATCTTGAAATTATTAAACAAGATTGTTATTATTGTGGATCTGAACCAGAGTTAAGACAACCTCATAGAGGAAAAGGTAGATATGTTGGTATTCCAGTTCCATATAATGGTATTGATAGGGTAAACAGCAATGAAGTATATGAAAAAGAAAATTGTGTTCCTTGCTGTTCTAGATGTAACTATATGAAAAGTGATTTAAATATATCTACATTTACTGAACATATTTTAAAAATAGCAAATCATTTAAAAAAACTCTAATATGGCAAGAAGAAAAAGAGGAAATGTAGAACAACCAATCGGAGTTGGTCTGACGGCAAAACAGATGAAGAGGAGAAAACCTCTGAGTTCTGACTATTTGGTTGATATTGATCCACTTACAGACAATCAAAAGCGTCTTTTTGAATCATATGCGGCAGGTAAACACTTAGTTGCTTATGGTTGTGCTGGAACTGGTAAGACTTTCATTACACTCTACAATGCTCTTGCAGATGTTTTGGATGAATCAACACCTTATGAGAAAATCTATCTGGTTCGCTCATTAGTTGCTACAAGAGAAATTGGATTCTTGCCTGGTTCTCACGAAGATAAGGCAGATATTTACCAGATTCCTTATAAGAATATGGTGAAGTATATGTTCCAGATGCCTTCTGATGCTGACTTTGAGATGCTCTATGGAAATCTTAAGTCACAAGAAACCATTAAGTTCTGGAGTACTTCATTCCTAAGAGGCACTACGCTTGATAATGCTATCATTATTGTTGATGAGTTCCAAAACCTAAACTTCCACGAACTTGATTCAATCATTACTCGTGTTGGTGAGAATACCAAGATTTGTTTCTGTGGCGATGCTTCTCAGTCTGATCTACAAAAAACAAATGAGCGTAATGGTATTGTAGATTTTATGTCAGTATTGCGTAAAATGCCATCATTTGATATAATTGAATTTGGTGTAGACGATATTGTTCGTTCTGGACTTGTTAAAGAATACATTATTGCGAAAATGGATGCTGGTTTTTGATGTTTAATCATATTAATGTTGAACTCCCCCAGTTGGAGCGTGAGACGATTGATGGTGTAAGATATTATTCTGTGCCAGATGAAGAAGAACTACTTAAACTAGTTTCTATTACTTCCATTACGAGTCATTTTAATCGTGAAATCTTTATCAATTGGCGTAAAAAGGTCGGTGAAGAGGAAGCTGATAAAATTACTAAAGCGGCTACTTCTCGTGGCACGGATATGCATTCTCTCGTGGAAAATTATCTGGACAATAAAGATCTCCCGTCTGTTGCGCCGATGGCGGATTTTCTTTTTAAGATTGCGAAAACGCAACTCAATTGTATAAATAATATTTACGCCCTTGAAGGGTCCCTATATAGTAAGCAACTGGGCATTGCTGGGACAGTTGATTGTATCGCTGAATATAACGGCGAGTTAGCAATAATTGACTTTAAGACTTCTAAAAAACCAAAACCACGCGAGTGGATTGAACACTATTTTGTTCAATGTATGGCATATGGTTGTATGCTATACGAACTGACTGGTATTTCAGTTAAAAAACTTGTAATCATCATGGCTTGTGAAAATGGAGAATGCGTCGTCTATGAAGAAAGAGACAAATCAAAGTACATCAAACTACTCGGCAAATACATTAGAAAGTTTGTTGGAGATAAATTGGAACTCTATGGAACCAAATAAAGAACTAGAACAGGCAATAGAAAGTAAATTTTTAACGCCGTCTAAATTTGCTCTTGAGATTGAAAAAATCGTAGCAGAAGAAAATCTGAACTACATTGATGCTATCTGCCACTATTGCGAATCCAATAGTCTTGAGGTAGAATCGGTGGTGAAACTCATTTCAAAACCTTTGAAAGAGAGATTAAAGTGGGACGCAACTCGTCTTAACTTTATGAAGAAAACTTCTCGCGCACGTTTGCCTCTGTAATGTCACCCTTTGAATGTTATACTCAATACTTGGGATTGAAGAATCACTTCACCAATCCCAAGTATGACTATTTTAGGTATCATCAAAAAACAAGAGCATCACTAACTTCGTTTAATAAACGTAAGGACAAATATTTCTTTGAGAAATCTTCTAGGAAGTATTCTGACAAAGAAATAGTAGACTTTTTTGTATCAAATTTTGTAGAAGCAGACAACCCACAGAACCTATGGATTGGAGAAATTATCAATTCTGGCGAAAGGACATACGCAGATTGGATGCGGAGACAACAGAGTTTGACTTACTTGTTCAAAGAGCAAAGCAGCGAATTGTTCTTGGAAACAAAATTAGAGGATGCCTTGAACTGTTCCAAAGGTCATCCACCCGTTCTAAAAAGATTCCTGAGCGGGAAGATTTCTATTGAAACTCTAGTCATCTATGATAAAATATTCCTGTTCGGGAAGATGTTTGATAAGAAACTTCTGGACCCTGTGTGGGAAACCGTCAGTCTAAAAATTTCAAAGTATTCTCCATTTCTAAATACAGATGTGTTTCAATTCAAGAAGATTTTAAGGGAAATTATAGATGAGTAACTTTTTTGACTCCGATATTATTCAAGACGAACTGAGAGAAATCAACAAGTTACAAGAGGAAATCTACGGAAGCATTCTGACTTTCGGTATGATGCCCCGTGAGACCAAACTGGAACACATTGAGAAACTTGAGCTCTTGCTAGAAAAGCAGAGAGTGATGTATACTAGGTTGTCCCTTTCAGATGACCCACAAGCGGTTGAGATGAAAGAGAACCTACGCAAATCAGTGGCTCTGATGGGATTCCCACCAGAGACTGATATGCAAGTTTTATTCAGTAGTATGAACAAGACCATTGAGTCTCTCAAGCAATTCATTGACAGGTGACTCAATCTTCGCTATACTATCTAAGTAAATCCCCCGAATCCAAACTATCTGAGGTATCCAAATGTCCTTTTCGGATCTTAAAAAGCAATCCAAACTGGGTAATCTGACCGCTAAACTGGTCAAAGAAGTAGAAAAAATGAATACTAGCAGCGGTTCTAGTGATGACCGTCTGTGGAAACTGGATGTAGATAAAAGCGGTAATGGTTATGCCGTAATCCGTTTCCTGCCTGCTCCCAACGGCGAAGACCTGCCGTTCGTGAAACTCTACAGTCACGCATTCCAAGGTCCTGGTGGTTGGTACATTGAGAACAGTCTTACCACTCTGAATCAGAAGGATCCTGTGTCCGAACTGAACTCTGAACTGTGGAACCACGGCACTGATGCTGGTAAGGAACTGGCACGTAAGCAGAAGCGTAAACTGACATATGTTTCTAACATCTATGTGGTGAAGGATCCTGCCAATCCTGCTAACGAGGGTAAAGTCTTTCTGTTTAAGTTTGGTAAGAAAATCTTTGACAAACTGACTGCTGCGATGCAACCCGAGTTTGAAGATGAGGAAGCGATTGATCCGTTTGACTTCTGGCAAGGTGCCAACTTCAAACTGAAGGCAAAGAATGTTGCTGGTTATCGTAACTATGATTCCAGTGAGTTTGCCGCTGCTGCCCCTCTGCTGGACGATGATGACGCAATGGAAGCAGTGTGGAAAAAGCAGTATTCGCTTGCTGAACTCGTTGCTGCCGACCAGTTCAAGACTTATGATGAACTGAAGAAGCGTCTTGAGTATGTGCTGGGTTCCAAAGGTTCCCGCCGTGTGGATGAAGAAGTTGCTGAAGAGGAGACCTATTCTCGTGGTCCTGTGAAGGATCTTGATGAAGATCTTCGTACTGAACTCAACAATCTTCAACCCACCCGCCGTGCTGCTGCGGTTGAGGAAGATGAAGACGATGATGCCCTGTCCTACTTTGCCCGCCTTGCCGAAGAGTGAAGTCTGATTACACCATTGATCGTGTAAGTAAGTCCGAAGCCGCAGAGTTACTTCTGCGGTTTCATTATCTTAAGGACTTTTCTAAAGGTTTTAAATCTGGGTATAACTATGGTCTTTATAAGAATAATGACTTTTGCCCATTGAATATTGGTGGTATTCAGGGAGTCTGTGTGTTCACAGGACTCCCTGTTCCCGAAGTCGCACAAGGAGCATTTGGATTATCAAGAAATGAACAAGAAGGACTTTTTGAACTTTCACGTCTCTGCGTCCACCCAGACACACAATCTGGCGAGCATAATATCACTTCTTGGTTCGTTTCAAGAGCGATTAAACAGTTACGAAAGGATACTGAAGTTAAAGCAATCATCTCTTACGCTGATAGTGATTTCCATAATGGTACAATCTATCGCGCTTGTAATTTTAAATATTGCGGACTCACAGACCCAAAGAAAGATTTCTACTATGCAGACGGAACTAAACACTCTAGGGGCAAAATTAAAGGTGCTTCAGGAGAGTGGAAAGACCGCTCCCGCAAACACCGATATGTGATGATTTTTGATAAGAACCTAGAACTCTTATGGATTTGATGCTCTAGTATTTTCAGTTCTGATTAATTTATTATCTACATATTGCGATGATTTATCATAAGTCATCGCTTTTCTTGTATCTGTAACCACTTGCTGTAGATATCTTGGCTTAAGAACATAGATTCCACGCTTTTCATTATTCTTAGCAACTTCATATTCATAGTTGCTTACACCAGTTACTGGATTTAATGTTGCTAGTGGATTGCTTGGATTTGGAATAGTAAAAGTTGAATCAACAACTTTACCTGCAGGAAGAATTAACCTATCCTTAC